CCAGAGAAGAAGAAACTAATTGTATAACTCAAAAGAGTGTATCAGGAAAACTAATCCTAATACACTCTTTTTTTTTTTACCAGATTTTATGTTGAAATTATTCAAATATGAGGGTTATAAGATAGTAATATCTGAGGAAGCCTTTGCTCTTAAACCATTTAGGCAGATATGGCAAAGAGATAAGACTGTTAATAAGGATAAGGCTATCATGGAACTTGGCTTCATATACTTCTTTTGTGACCCAAGAAGTGACTATCAATACCTTGTAGATGACAAGGAGAGAATGGAAGCCATTAAAGAGGGAGAAGGATTACCTCCTAAATGGGAGCCAGATAGAATAGTAACAGAAGCAATGGAATTTTATAAATCATTTAAGCCAATCTCTGCATTACTCCTTGAAGACACGAGGTTTATGGTTAATAAGTTCAGAGCAAAACTAAGAGGACTGGACTTTGATAGTCTTGAGGTTAAGGAGTTCAAGGAAATTACAGCCATTGTAAAGCAGATTACACCTCTCATTAAAGATTTGGATGAAGCTGAGAAAGCACTTAATTCTGAAATGAGAAGTTCAGGTAAGATGAGAGGACAGGGAGAAAAGACTATATTTGAAGATGACTTAACATTATAACTATGAAAGCAGAAGATATTATAGAGGGTCTTAATAAACATATTGAGACAAAGAGAAGTGAGAGGGGAATTGAGAATGTAGGGCATATGGTATTACAGAAAGAAATTATGCCCCATTCCTCATTCAAAGTTTATAAGATTTACAAGTACACTCTTTGGTTCACTAAGAGAGGTAAATCTTATAAAGTAATAACAGTACAGCATATTGCTAAGGTTCCTGATGGTCAGGAAGAGAATATGTTAAGAGAGATGAATATCATGTTGAGTACACTAATATTCAATTGGATAGGCTCTGATTTTTATGAAGCAGTTATAAAGGGAGAATATAATGGAGTTTCAGAAAATACCAATGAATAAATATCAAACTGAGCTAACTGAGGAATTAGTTAATAGCCTTCCTCAGGAAGTTCAGGACCAATTATTTGATATTATAAATAATGTAGAGTTTGTCAAGAGACTGATAAGTCCTACAAGAGAATATGCCAAAGACAGGCCAAGGGATGATAAGGGTAGAATTATTGTAGATTTAGTCAATCCCCATATACTTGAGAATATGGATTACTTCAGGCCATCTGCTATACATTATGAGAAGTATGGTACATTTACCAACCTTAGACCTAATGCCAATCCTAATAGTGAATATGGTAAGTGGATAAGAGAAGAGAGAAGAAGGATTTGGGATGGATATGTAAGGGAATCTGATGGAGAATGGGTTACAGGATATTTGTATTGGTTCCTTAATTATTCTCCTATGATGCTATCCAAGATTAGGGAGTATAAAGATAAGGATGGTAAAAAGAGGAAGTCAAAGAGGGCAGATAGAGTAGAGTCATTACCTGAGTGCTGGGAAGGTATATATTGGAGATTCCATTTCTTAGACCAAGCATCAAATGGTGGCCTTTACAACAACTTTGAAGGAGGTCAGCACATGGCTGAGCTTGCATCCAGAGGTAAAGGTAAGTCATATAGTCTTGCATCAATTCTCAATCACATATTTGTAGTGGGTGAGAATAAGGATGCACATGAGAAAGTAAAGGGTGTAGTAACTGCTTATCAGAAGGAGTACCTTACCAAGGATGGTGTACTCAACAAGTTTGTAGATATGGCTAACTTCTGTGCAACTAATACTCAGTTCCCAAGAAAGAGATTAAAGAACTCTTTACAGGAAATGACTTGGACAATGGGGTATAAGGATATGGAGTTGGATATTGAAAGAGGCACTCAGAATACAGTCTTAGGTGTATCATCTAAGGATGATGAATCTAAGTTGAGAGGTAAGAGAGCTGCCAAGATTCTTATCGAGGAGTTTGGTACTTTCCCTAGACTTGTAGACCTATATAATGTATTGTTACCTTCAGTACAGGATGGTGATATTATCTTTGGACAAATCTATATGTTAGGTACTGCTGGTGATAATGAATCAGACTTTGCTGGTGCCCAAGAAATCATGTATAATCCAAGGGGTTACAATATGTATGCCTTACCTAATGTGTTTGATAAGTATAATCAGGGTAAGCCTTATTTTGTGTTCTTCTTCCCCGGTTATGTAAACAGAAAAGGATGCTACAATGAAGATGGGGTATCTGATATTATCAAGGCACTGATTGAGATTCTTATGAACAGATACAGGGTAAAGTATAATTCTACTGACCCTAATACTATTATCAAGACTATTGCTGAGGTTCCTATTACACCTGCTGAAGCTATTGTGAAGACAGGTGTAAACATGTTCCCTGTAGCTGATTTGACTGAAAGAATAGGTCAACTGGATTCCAATCCTACAGAATATAATGATGTCTATGTAGGCGATTTGGTATTTGGCAAGGATGGCCAAGTGGAGTATAAGCCTACTTCTGCACAGCCTATCAGAGATTTCCCACATAAGGACAATAAGATTGAGGGAGCTATCGAGATATTTCAGATGCCTGAGATTGATAAGAATACCAACAAACCTTACAATGACAGGTATATATTAGGTGCTGACCCTTATGATGATGATGAGTCAAATACTATGTCTTTAGGCTCTATATTTGTATTGGATTTGTGGACAGATAGAATAGTAGCTGAATACACTGGAAGACCTCCTTTTGCTGATGATTACTATGAAATTTGTAGAAAACTTTGTCTATTCTACAATGGTAGGTTGAATTATGAGTACAATAAAAAAGGTCTATTCTCTCACTTCTCGACAAGAAATAGTCTCTATCTTCTTACAGATGTCCTTGATTTCTTAAAGGAAAAGCAGATGATGAAGGATGGCTATGGTAACAAGTCAAAAGGTACTAATGCCTCTCCTGCCATTAATGCTTATGCAAGGAGCAGATTGAGAAGCTGGCTATTAGCTCCAGTTCCTATTATGCAGACTATTGATGGAGAAGAGAAGGAAGTAATGGTTCCGAGACTATTTACTGTAAGGAACAGAGCACTACTGAAAGAGCTTATTAATTACAACTCTGAGGGTAACTTCGATAGAATATCTGCTATGGGTATGCTAATGCTTCTAAGGGAAGATAGAATGATAAGATACCAAGGAGATGTTAGTAAGGAAAAGCAGGAAAGGGCTAATAACAGCTATGATGGTAATGACCCATTCTTCAAGAGAAATTATGACTTTAGATTTAGGCAGTAAATTTAGTAAAAATGGAGACTGATGGTTAATAAATTACTTATATACTTGCATAGGTCAAGGATTTTATTTACTTTTGCGCAGTAATTAAATTGAAGTATAATGGGATATGAAATGATAAATTTGCCTCCACAGCAACTTCCCTTCAATAAGAAAAATAAAGCTTGGAGGAAGAAGCACTTGGATTGGGCAGACAGTAAGACCTTCTTCAATTATAGCTTAGTTAGAAAATCTGTAATACATAAGAAAATAAACTATGACTTGCTCAATGGTAAACTACACATGAGTGACCTTGAGATGATACTGAATCCTGAAAAGCTACAGGCAGGTTTTATACCTGACAGGATTCAACACTATCCTATTATGAATAGTAAGTTGAATGTGCTTAGAGGTGAGGAAAGTAAGAGAGTCTTTGACTTCAAAGTAGTAGTTACCAACCCCAATGCTATTACAGAGATAGAGAATAACAAGAAGCAAGAATTACTACAGAAGCTGCAAGAATGGGTATCTAATACTTCTCAATCAGAAGAAGAGGCTAACCAAGAGCTTGAAAAAATAAATGACTACTACACCTATGAGTGGCAAGACATGAGGGAAATTAGGGCTAATGCTCTTCTTAACCATTATGTAAAGGAGTTAAATATTTCTTTAATGTTCAATCAGGGATTCATGGATGCAATGGCAGTTGGTGAAGAGATTTACCAATGTGATATTGTAGGAGGTGAACCTACTATTGAAAGATTGGACCCACTCAAGGTAAGAATCTTTAAGTCAGGATATAGCAATAAGATTGAGGATGCAGATATGATAATCCTTGAAGATTATTGGAGTCCAGGTAAAGTCATTGATACCTATTATGATGTATTGACAAAGAAAGACATGGAGTACATAGAGAAGATGCCTGACCATGTAGGTCAAGCTGCTACAGACTCTATGGATAATGTTGATGAGAGATACGGCTTTGTCAATAATCACATGATAGGGGATGAAATAAGTACAGAGGGATTCTTTTGGGACCCACTAGGAGGATATGACGGAGTCAATAACTCACTCCTTCCTTATGATGTTGCAGGAAACTTGAGAGTACTTAGGGTATATTGGAAGTCAAGAAGAAAGATTAAGAAGGTAAGAAGTTATGATCCTCAAACAGGTGAAGAAGTATTCAACTTCTACCCAGAAACTTATGTAATAGATAAGAATGCTGGAGAAGAAGAACAAATATTCTATGTCAATGAAGCATGGGAGGGAACTAAGATTGGTACAGATATTTATGTCAATATGAGACCAAGAGTAGTTCAGTATAATAGACTAAGTAACCCTTCAAGATGTCACTTTGGTATTGTTGGCTCTATTTATAATCTAAATGATAATAGGCCATTTAGCTTGGTAGATATGATGAAGCCATATAACTATTTGTATGATGCAATACATGATAGATTAAATAAGCTGATAGCAAGAAACTGGGGTTCATTGCTAAGATTAGATTTTGCCAAGAAACCTAAGGAATGGGATGTAGAGAAGTGGTTATACTATGCAAGGACTATGGGTCTTGCAGTAGAAGACAGCTTCAAAGAAGGCTCTATGGGTGCAGCTACAGGTAAACTTGCAGGTGCACTAAACAATGCTTCTACTGGAGTGATTGCAGCCTCTGATGGTAATCAAATACAGCAATACATTAACCTTCTTGAATTTATCAAGATGGAAATGGCAGAGATTATTGGTATTACTAAACAAAGAGAGGGTCAAGTAAGTAATAGAGAGACAGTAGGTGGAGTAGAAAGAGCAACATTACAATCTTCTCATATTACAGAGTGGCTGTTCTTTATACACGAGGATGTTAAGAAGAGAGTCTTGGAATGCTTCCTTGAAACAGCTAAGATAGCATTAAGAGGCAGAAGCAAGAAGTTCCAATATATATTATCAGATAACTCAATGAAAGTTATGAAGATAGATGGGGATGAATTTGCAGAGGCTGATTATGGTCTTGTAGTGGACAACAGTAATGGTATTCAAGAATTAAACTCAAAACTTGATACTTTAGCTCAAGCAGCATTGCAGAATCAGACTCTATCATTCTCAACTATTATGAAGTTGTTTAGTTCATCTTCTCTTGCTGAGAAGCAAAGACTTGTTGAAAAGGATGAGAGAAATATTCAAGAAAGACAAGCTCAAGTACAGCAGCAGCAGTTGCAAGCACAACAGCAGGAGATAGAACAAAAATCTCAAATAGAACAAGCTAAGATGCAGCAGGAGGATATTCTTAACCAAAGAGACAATGAGACAAAAATTCTTATTGCACAGATGCAAGCTTATAGTAAAAATAATGAGGATGATAATATATCAGAACCTGAATATTCGCAAGAGGCTAAAGACAAGTTAATTCAGCAAATTAAAGAATTTGATGCTAAAATTAAGTTGGAGAGAGATAAATTAAACTTCGAGAAGCAAAAACATTCAGAGGATAATGCTTTAAAGGAAAGAATTAGTAGAAGACAGTCTAACAGGAATAATAGTAATTAAGTGCGCAATAATTATCTATTTTGAACAAATGATATATAAATAAGATAAATAAAATTCTAAATGATATGAAAAAATTTCAAGGTATAATAGAGTCTCCTACTCCCCCACCAATTAATTGCTTTTGGCTGTATAATGGCACAGTAAGATATTTTAATAACAAAACAGGTAAGTGGGAGTCAGTTAACTCATCCGAAAGTAACTCTGATATATTGAAAATAACCATAAGTGAAGAGGACCTTAATAAGGTCTCAAATGGAGAGCAAGTTATAATAAAGAATAATAAGATTTCTCCTTATGCTAATGTGCTCATACTTGAATCAGGTAAGTATTCATACTATTTTAATAAAGTAATGCAGAGTAATGGTACTAGCCAATATATTACTGGCAACATTCATACTAAAAATCATGAATTTGGTAATTTAGGAGCTATAGTATCTGAAGGAGTCATAACACTGACATCAGTATTTGTTAACTATTCAAATGCTATAGTTGAACTAGAAATAGGAGATTCTAATGAAATAAAAGAGCATAATTTAAATAATTTGGTTCAAGGACATTTCTTTACCCATCTTGATTATGGCTATGGTGTTGGAACGTTCCAAACTAAGATTGGAGGATTTGCTCACGTAACTACTGCTTATGGGAACGAGGTATTTTATAGTATAAAAGATGATGGGTCTATCATCAAAGATGAAGACTATATAAAGCCTAATGAACCTTACACTATCCAACTTGACTCAAATGATATAGGAAAACCGTTAGAAGATGTTATGGCTTCCCATATATTGAATTGTGGAGAAATTATAGTAAATGGAGTAACTGGTCCTGTTACATATACTAGAAGTGTTGACTCTACAGAGTCAATGATTTACTTTATTAGTAGTAAAAAGGATAATTCTTTTCAGATACTGACTTATAATGTTTCTAGCAAAACTATAACATCTGCTATTTCTAAATATACTGTTCCTGCTGCTACAAAATCTAGCATAGGAGGTGTAAAAGCAATGACTAATATAGCTGATGTTGTAAATGGTAGTACTACTCAAGACACAGTAGATGTATTAGTTGGGACTGTTAATAGTTTATTATCTCAGCTTAGAGCTGTCGGTTTAATTATAAATTAGTATGTTCACAAAAGAGCAAATTTATGAAATTTCAAAAAGATTATCTGAACTAGGAATAAAAGATACTGATATGGAGGAAACAGATAAAATATCCTCTGATGATATAATTGCTATAGTTCAGGATGGCGTTAATAAAAAGGCTTCTATTGGGAAGGTTTTATCCTCAGTAGGAGGCTCAGTAGTTATTGAATAATAATAATAAAAAAAAAATGGAGATTTCAAACTTTTATGGTAATTTAAGCATTACTGATGTTCAGGAAAAAGCAGCTCCTGTTGGTGATCCACTAAGAGTAGCAGTAACAAAGACTTCCGCACAAGGTAAAGCAGCACAAAGTGCTACACCTAATTTAATGTCTTTCAGTACTGATGAAAACAGTATTTGGTTCAACGGGAAGAAGTATGGAGTATATGTATTAAAAGGGCCTGAAAACCTCAGTACTGATAGTAATACAGGTGCTATTCAATCCTTTTTGGGAGACTTTACCTATGATAAATGGAAAGAAGCTGCGAATGCAGGAAGTATTGTATATGTTGCAATGAGTGATAATATATTAATTCCTACTAGTATAATTGTTGATTCCAGTGATTCACTAAGTATAATGTTTATTATACTTACGGAATATAACTTTATCACTATACAATATTCTACTGGTAGTGGGTATTCTATTACTCAATTAGGACATGATACTTCTTTATGTGTTAGTGATATTAATAATACACTCACCAGTAGCAGCACAGACAAGCCGCTATCCGCCGCAATGGGAAAGAAGCTAAATGATGAAAAGCTTGCAAAAACGGCTGTAGTGAACAGCCTATCAGATTCAAGTACTAACAAAGCATTATCAGCAGCTCAGGGTAAGGCACTTAATGATAAGATTTCTGCGTTAGGCTCTGTCTATAGAATAAAAGGTAGTAAGACAAATATTTCAGAGGTTTTAGCTTTGACAGATGCAAAGGTTGGTGATGCTTGGAATGTAACTAATGCCTTTACCTTTGGAGGCAAACCATATCCTGCAAATACTAACGTTGTATGTCTTGTGGCAACAAGTACATCTGACCATGATGAAAATAATTGGGACCCTATTGGTGGTACAGTAGACCTAAGTCCTTATGCAAAGAAAACTGAAGTAAAAGAAGGTAATAATGAAATCTGGGAACAGCTTGGTGTAGTGGTTAACAAAGATGAAATAGTTAATAACCTTACTTCCACTAATACTGATAAGCCACTTTCAGCGGCAATGGGAAAGAAGCTTCAAGATGAGAAGTTATCTAAGACGGATGCAAACAATACTTATTTAACTAAAGTAAATGCAGAATCCACTTATGCAAAGAAAGCTGATGGAATTTCCCATTATAGCATAGGAGAACTTACAGCGTTAAGTTCTAATCCTACACAAGAACAACTTAAAACAGCTTTAGGGACACCGTCTGCTTTTAGAAATGCCATTGATGCAGGAGAACTAATATTAGTAATTGGCAATGCTAATGTGCAATCTCAAAAATCGGCAACATGTATAATTGATTCAGGTAATGTAATAGTAAAATATCTTCATCCCGGTAATAACGATTGGACTGTAATCGCAAAATGTGTCCCTGCAAGTAGTGGTGATAACTGGGATAATGCTCAATTTAGCGTAAGAATCGTTAAACCTTTGGATTCAGCGGGTATTATAATAGAATAAAGCTATAGCAGCGAATGAACAAAACATGTTATTAACCCTGCATCTGATGGTGGTACAAAGTGGGAAGGATATTCGGTACTAATTAATACTGAATTAGTTCCACTATCTAGGGTAGTGGATAGCTTAGATTCAACTTCTCTATACCCCTTATCAGCTAATCAGGGTAAGCAGCCTAAAAGTTTAATTGATAAAGTTAAAACAGGTATAATAATTGAGTAATATGAGTGCTAAAGGAAAAGAACTCAGAGTTAGTACATCAGTGAATAGAGCAACTGCATTAGGTAATTCCTCAGGGGAATTACCTAATGTTATGTACTTCCCAACTGATGATCCTAATTCTATTATCTTTAATGGAAGAATATATGATTTAAATAGGCTTATTACAGCTCCTGTAATTCTTGATGATGCAAAAAGTTTAGATACATATAAAGGAATTTCTAATGCAGGAGTTTATGTAGGTAAGAGTGGTAATAAAATATCCAATAAGCCCGGGGGTGTAGATGCTTTTATTTTGCAAGTTTTTAGTTATCTTCCGAATGAAATACATTATCAGATTTTATATAGTGGGAATGAAATATATAGTAGAAGATATGTTGAGTCTAGCTCTTTATGGACACCTTGGAAAAAGTTGGGCGCAGAAGGATTAACATCTATACCTAAAGCTACTACTTCTGCATTAGGTGGTGTTATGCTTGGATATACTAACAGTGGTAGAAATTACAAATTAGAATTGGATTCTAATGGGAAGGCATTTGTAAATGTTCCTTGGACAAATACTACTTATAGTTTGGTAGGAGCTAATGGTTCAACTGGATTAATAAAGAATGGTAGTTCAGTAACCAATGCTTCAGGATATACAGCTTGTCCCATTATTGGGGGAGTGCCTTATTATAAGAATACTACCTATTCTGCGGCAACATCATCTAGTCCTGGACTTATGTCTGCATCAGATAAATCAGATTTTGATGAAATTAGAGCAGATTGGTCCAATGGTGGTGTATTTGTTCATGAAAATAGTTCTCTATATAATTTAGCAATTAGAGATGGTTCTCCATCTAGTAAGGCAGATGAGTTAGCAATGTTTCTAGATGATGGAACTCTAAGTAATTCAGCAGTAACATTAAATCAAATTGCTCTAGTTGATAAATCAAATGTATGGTCAGTATATCAGGACTTTAAAGCAGGAGCAGGTAATTCTGGGTCTGACATGAGATTTAAGAAGGAAGTAGAGCCTGTAACAAGTATATCTGAAAGTATAGCTAAACTCGATATAATCCAATATATTTGGGAACATCCTGATGAAGAGAGAATAAGGAATACCTTTGGTGTTAAAGCTGACCAGTTACTCGAATTAGGAGGCATATTCGCTACTATGGTTCATAGTAGAGGCGATAAATATAATACCAAGTGGGTGGAGTATGATAGATTTGGGGTATTGGCTATCAAAGCTATACAGGAGTTGCTGAAAAAACTAGAATACTGTGAGACTGAGATTGCAAAACTTAAGACTAAGTTATAATTATGGGAAGGGAGTTTATGACACAAATAGAGGCAGTGAAAAAGGTAGGGGCTTCCCTATCTTCTGCCTCAAAGCTATTTTGTACATCTGCGTGGCTAGCAGGCCACTCTGGAATATTTGATATTAATCAACTGACTAGTTATAAGAACAAAGAGTTTGTATCAGAACTGCATATAAAACCTGCTATAGTGATAACTAAGTATAAGGTTAAAGTACCTTCTTTCAAGATAGCTTTTGCTCTTGGATCTGGTACTCCTTCTGGATTTACCTATCTTGATAAGTCTCAACAATTAGCCCAAACAAAAGCAGTATTATGTATAGTCTCTAGTGATGGAGGGATGTATACATCAGATTCTTACTATACGCCTAGTGATGGTGGAACAGATTCTAGCTATGGTGTCCCCTATCTCCAATTCTCTAATATGGAGGTAACTGTAATGCCTAATACCACTGTAAGTAAGATGTATGTTGTATTATATAATGACTCTAATACTCTTGTTCAATATCAGGGCAGGAACATTACTAATCTTATGTCAGGTAACAACATATATAAGTTGGTAAAGGCTAGAATGAGAAACACCTCTGATTATTCTTCATTATTCAATGGAGCAAACTATACTAAGACTGCATCTATATCTGATTCTAATGGATTTACAGAAAATTGTGTATGGTGCATGATGGTACCATTAGTTGATGATGGAAAGTCTAATGGAGATTATTCAGTTGGTCAAAACTTAGATAGTCTGCCTACCAATATAAATAGTAATAGAGAAACATATAATTATATTGGTACCATATCCTATAATGAACTTAGTTCATTCAAGCCTAGTACATAAGATATGAAGAAAGTGTTAACAAATATTGCATTAATACTTATCCTATTAGTAACTTCTAGTTCTATTTATTATTACAATAAATATAAGGAATTATCCAGTGAACTATCTATAGCAATAAGTAATAATAAAGCTTTTGAAATAGAGAATAGTTCCTTAAACAGGTATAACAGAATGTTTAAGTTAACTATTGACCAGTTAGAGTATTATAGTGACTCTATTACCATGGAAATGAATAAAATCAGAAAGGAACTAAAAATAAAAGATAAGAATCTAGAACATTTGCAATACTTATTGTCTACAACAGGAAAGATAGATACTATCATATTTAAAGATACAATATTTAGCAAATTATTACCTCCTACAGATACACTTATAGGAGATAAATGGTATAAGTTAAATATTAGGATGGAATTTCCTAATACAATAATAGTTCACCCTGAGTTTACTAGTGAAAAATATATAGTCACTCATAGTAGGAAAGAGACTATAAATCCTCCTAAGAAATTTTTTCTCTTTAGGTGGTTTCAGAAAAAGCATAGGGTAGTGGAGGTCATTGTTATAGAAAATAGTCCTTATGTTAGTGATAAACAACAAAAATTTATTGAAATAATCAAATAATTATGGTTGACTTAGGAATATTAATCACTGGAGGTGTAGGGCTTGTTTCCACAATAGTCAGTGGTTGGACATCATGGTTCTTTGCAAGAAAGAAATATGATAGTGAAGTTGATAGTAACCTCATAAATAACATGAAAGAATCATTAGACTTTTATGAGAAGCTCTCTACTGATAATAGAGAGAGATTGGAAGAGGTACTGAAAAGAAATGCAGAATTGGAGCAGGAGGTGGGGGAATTAAGAAAACAAATGTTCAACTTGATGAGTTCCATCTGTACAGACCTTACCTGCCAACTGAGGAAAAGAAACTTAAACCTATTTAATGAACAAAATGGAACTGATAGTAGACAGAAAATGGAAGAAGCAGAGCTACACAATAAGTAATCTTACTATTGATGGGAAGTGGTTTTGCAATGTACTTGAAGATGCTGATAGGGGGTTAGATGACTCTATGAGCATAGCTAAGATTAGGGAATTGAAGAAACCCTCAATTACAGCTATTCCAAAGGGTACTTATGAAATTACCTTAGATGTCATCTCTCCTAAGTATTGTACTAATAGTTTTTATAAGCAAGTATGTAATGGTAAGGTACCAAGACTACTTAATGTAAAGGGATTTGAAGGCATACTTATTCATGCTGGTAATACTGACAAAGACTCAGCAGGATGCCTGTTAGTAGGTGTTAATAAAGTTAAGGGTCAGGTGATAAATAGCAGAGAAACTTTCAAAGAGCTATATAAGCTCCTTAAAGACAAGCATGATAAAGGTGAAAAAATAACCATTAAAATTCTATAGTTATGGCAAAGAAATGTGGTTGTAAAGGAAAAGGCAAAGGTAAGAAAGGTAAATAACTAAAAGTGCAAAATTATGGCAAGGGGAAAGAGAAGACCAAAACCAATGTCCCCAAAGGCAGGTATAACAAGAAGTAGAAGGAGATATAATTGTGGAGGCAAACTTAAAAAGTAAAAGTCTTTATAAGGTGGAGCTGTATTTACTAAAGGTAATGCCTATGGTTATTGCTTTGGTATATTTAGTAAATACAGTATCCTCTTATCTAGGTATTGACTTACCTATACTTGCAAGTATAGCAGGAATGTCTTTGATACCATTAATATTCATGTATGTCTCATCTTATGTATTTAGATTTTGTGGGTACCATAGAATGTTTCTACATTACATAGTTGTTAATGATATTATCAACATATATGATTGGTACATAGGAATAAATATATCTGATAGAGATTTATTTATACTTAATATGGCCATTGCAGGTGTTTCATTGTTTATAATACTTTATTTATATGTTAAGAGTTATAAGAAGCCTACTGTTAAAGATAGTAGATGATATTGATGCAGGCAATTCAAATATATCTGAAGGAGAAGCTATAGAAATAGTAGATAGTTTGAAGAGGTTTACTGATAAGGAGAGGAGATTAAGCAAGTATGCAGCTTGTGAATATTTGAATGTTAGTAGAGCAACTTTTGATAACTATGTTAGAGAAGGAAAATTGCCAAGAGGTAAGCATGAGATAGGTTTTAAAGAATTATCATGGAATAGGAAAACTCTTGATGAGTTCATAAGAAGGAATAAACATGAGAAATGATTATGTAGTTTATATACATAAAAATATATCAAATGGTAAGGTGTATGTGGGACAAACCTGTAATTTATCAGAGAGGTGGAGAAATAATGGAAAAAATTACTTTAATAGCATCAAATTTTATAATGCCATAAAGAAATATGGTTGGAATAACTTCACCCATGAAGTTGTATATTCAAATCTAAATAAACAAGCTGCTGATAAATTAGAGAAAGAACTAATATACAAATATAATAGCATAGAGGAAGGGTATAATTTGAAGGAGGGAGGCTCAAGAGGAGAACTTTCCACTGAGAGTCTTGCAAAAATGAGTAAATCACTTAAAAGGGGGTATTCTGAATTTCCAGAGAGAAGAGAGAAAATAAGAAATAAAGCATTAGGTAGAAAGATGCCAAAGGATACAAGAAACAAGATAAGCTTGAATCACTCAAAGTCTGGTTTAAGGATGCAGATTGCAAAGCTGAAAACAAGGTAGTAGAATATCTTGGAGAATACTAATGAGATAAGGGTAAGAGATAATCTTACCCTTTCTTTTTACCCATATTATAAGTATTTTATTTACATAAATAAAGCATCTTATTTATCATATTGTAGATGTGCAAGACTTTACTTACCTTTGCACTGTTTTTAAGGACAAAAGGTAGAAGAGTATGGAAGAAGAACTTAGCTTAGATAACATCTTAGGGGCAGAGGAAATTGAGAGTCTGTTTGTAGAAGATGAGGATACACAGGATACCCCACCTGCAAATGGGGAGCCTCCTAAGAAAGAGGAGGAGCCAGATAAGGATAAAGAAGAAACTACTGAGGTTGTTGATGTAGATAATTTATTTACTGATACACCAGAGAGCGTAGGTAGTGGAAAAGAAAATACAGAGGAAAAGGAAGATACCACTCCTAAAGGGGATGGCACTTCTCCCAAAAACTTCTACTCTTCCATTGCCAAAGCCTTGAAAGAGGAAGGTATCTTCCCAGACCTTGATGATGAGGGCTTATCTAAGGTCAAAGACCCTGAAGACTTTAGAGATTTAATTGACCAACAGATAAAGGCAGGTCTTGATGAAAGACAGAAAAGAATTGATGAAGCCTTGAATGCTGGAGTCGAACCTACAGAGATTAGAAAATATGAGAATACTATAAACTTCCTTGGTTCTATTAAGGAAGAAAATATCTCTGATGAAAGTGATAAGGGAGAGAAACTTAGGAAAGATTTGATTTATCAAGACTTCATCAATAGAGGCTATAGTAAGGAAAGGGCCGCAAGGGAAGTACAAAAGTCTTTCAATGCAGGTACTGATATTGATGATGCAAAAGAGGCCTTGAATAGTAATATTGACTTCTTCAAGGATAAGTATGATGAACTTGTCAATGAAGCTAAGTCAGAAGCAGAACAGGAAGAGAAAGAAAGAAAGGAACAGGCTGAAAAGCTTAAATCATCAATCCTTAATGACAAGGATGTGTTTGGGGATTTATCAATAGATAAATCAACAAGACAGAAGATTTATGATAACATAGCTAAGCCTGTGTATAAAGACCCAGAGACAGGAGAGTACTTTACTGCTATCCAAAAGTATGAGATGGAGAACAGAACAGACTTTCTAAAGAATATTGGGCTACTTTTCACATTAACTGATGGCTTTAAGAACCTTGATGGTTTAGTGAAAGGTAAAGTAAAGAAAGAAGTAAAGAAAGGTCTTAGGGAACTAGAACATACCATTAACAATACAGTAAGAACCTCAGATGGTAATCTGAGGTTTGTTAGTGGAGTTGACGAGGACCCTGAGTCTTTTATAGGAAAAGATTGGAAAATAGATATTTGATATGGGAAAACCTAAAAGAGTCATAGTATGGGAAGGAGATACTAGTAATCTTCCCAATAGGAATGAAAAAAAAAATATAGTATACCCTGGTCCTAAACTAGGGTCTATGATTGAATGTTTTGAAGATACTGTTAATCCTAGTTTACCTTATAGGATAACACTTAATCCGCAAGAAATTAAATTCGTACAAGTTACAAGGACAAGTACTTTGAAACAACTTAAGGGTTCAAATATAAACTTCAGTGCGTTAATACATACTAGATTTAATAGTAACACTGCCAATTATCCTAATTGGGGTGTTTGGGCCGCTAATAATGGCACTATTGTAACTCCGGGGATATGGCTATGTTATACAAATTCAAATGTTAAAGTTGAGACAGAGGTAATTCCATGTGTTGAGTCAATAGAATTAGACCAAGTTGAAGTTCCTGCTATTTCTATTAGAAAACTTAGTTCTAAGTTGATATTTGAAACCTTGACTTATAGTAGGATGCAATGGAATGCTGATAATTCAGCATGTGTAACTCACTTTGGAAGCTGTATGCAAATTCCTATAATATTTTATAGGATTCCAGATGGTAGGATAAGGTGGACGAAATGTTCTGTTGAGAACATAAGAAATTTTATAGAAAGCAAGAAAGAAGCATTAGTAGTATTCTGCTACCCATCACAGTATGATGCGGATATAATTACTGACTTCAATACTAAATTCGTTCAAAAGACATATGAACAATTAGGTATTCAAGATTTATATGGAGAATATTTAGAACAATCTAAATAGAGAAATTATAACTTTAATTATTTAAATAAAATTTTATGGCTGGAAAACTAGGTAAGTTTCAAATGGTAGGCTTCCAACACTGGAAGGGCCTAACAAAAGAAAATCATCTTGGCTCCATCTTTCAGTTAGCCCCACAGAAGGCTACAAACCTAATGGTGCAACTGTTAGCTTTTTACAGAGGAAAGACACTTGACACATTCCTAAATCAATTCCCAACAAAAGAGTTTGAGGATGATAATGAATACTACTGGGATGTTATTGGTTCTTCAAGGAGAAACATTCCTCTTGTAGAGGCAAGAGATGAGAATGGTACTGTAATTAATGCAGACAGTGATATGGTTGGAGTAGGTACTGCTCCCTTCTATTTGGTATTCCCTGAGGATTGGTTTGCTGATGGTGAATACATTGTAGGTAATCTGAATGAAATCTATCAGTTCAGAATACTTGGAGACCCAAGAATGGAGGGTACTAATGCAGTATATAAGGTAGAGCTTGCTGGTGGTAACACAGCAGGTGTTCCTGCTGAAAGACTGCTTGCAGGTGAGAGATTCTCAGTTGAAGCTGCATTTGTTGAGAAGGAGCTTTCAAGAAAGGTTGGTGATGTAAGATTTACAAGCCCTGTTTCTATGAGAAATGAGTGGTCTGTAGTAAGAATCCAACACAAGGTTCCAGGTTCTATGTTGAACAAGAAGTTAGCTGTAGGTATTCCTATTGTTAAGGAAACTGAGGGTAGATATACTAGGTCAGTTGCTACAATGTGGATGCACAATGTAGATTGGGAAGTAGAACAGCAATTCTCTGAGTACAAGAACAATGCACTTGCATTTGGTAGAAGCAACAGAAATGCCAATGGTGAGTACATGAACTTTGGTAAGTCTGGTAATGTTATTAAGACAGGTGCTGGTCTGTTTGAGCAGATGGAAGTTGCTAATACTATGTATTACAACACATTCAGCTTGAAGCTTCTTGAAGATGCTCTATATGAGCTTTCTGCTTCTAAGTTAGACTTTGGAGACAGATACTTCTTGATTAAGACTGGTGAGAGAGGTGCTATCCAATTCCACAAGGAAGTACTAAAGACAGTATCAGGTTGGACACAATTTGTTCTTGACAATAGCTCTATTGGTGTTATTCAAAAGACTCAATCTAAGTTGCACCAAAACTCATTGAGTGCTGGTTTCCAATTTGTTGAGTATAAGGCTCCTAATGGTGTCAGAGTTAAGATTGATGTAGACCCATTCTATGATGACCCAGTAAGAAACAAGATACTCCATCCAAATGGAGGTGTTGCATTCTCTTACAGATATGATATTATGTACATTGGTACTATGGACCAACCTAATATCTTTAAGTGTAAGATTAAGGGTGACAATGAGTACAGAGGTTATCAATGGGGTCTAAGGAACCCATTCACAGGTCAAAAGGGTAATCCTTACATGTCATTTGATGAGGATTCTGCTGTAATTCACAGAATGGCTACTCTTGGTATCTGTGTTCTTGACCCAACAAGAACTATGTCACTAATCCCTGCAATTCTACAGGGCTAATGATAAAAGGGGAGTAGGATAAGCTCCTACTCCCCTTATTTTATTTTAATAAATTAAGGAGAAGATATGGCAGAAAAGAAAATGGAAGAGGAGGTGGATTATACTGTACCTGACTTTGATATAGACAATACGGAGACTCCACTTCAGGAAGTACCAAAAGAAGAGGCTACTGTAGAAAGCCCTAAGAAGACACAAAAGAAAATAGAGGTATCTGATGATGCCTTAGTTAGTTGTCTAAGGAATGAGAGAATTATTGTAAGACATGTGCCTAAGCTGACAGGTATGTGGGGTAATAACCCTAAGCATGTATTGTCAGGAGGTATGGCAGAAGGTGCAGTTAGAACATTTGTAGTACCAAGATTATCTTCAGGCATGTTTGTTAATGTCCTTACAGACAAGGAAAAGGCATTTCTTGAGGAAATAATGGGTCTTGAATACAATGCACTAAGTATCTACAAGAAGGTGGATAACTTCTGGGATGATTCTAATGAGAATGGTATCAACAAGGTAAGATTGACAAAGCAGGATAACTATTTCAATCTATCTGACCCAGAGGATTATATCAGATATAAGATACTATTAGCTAATAAGGATTATATTGCCCCTTCATTGCAGGCATTGCAAGACACTCCTAAGGCTACTTATCAGTTTGTTATTATTTCTGAGGGTGAAGAGACTAAGGTCGCTAAGAATAACATGAGCAATACAATGATATGCTATAAGGAGTTTGGTAAGATTGAGAATGATGTTGATACATTAAGAGTTATTGTTGAGACTATTGATGGTAGACCTACATCACAGACTGCTAAACTTGAATTCTTACAGACTAAGATTAATAACTTGATACAGGCTGACAGCAAGATATTCTTGAAGGTTATTACTGACCCAATGCTTTCTACAAAGGTTCTTATCAAGAAAGCTATAGAGGCTAATCTGATTTCTAATAGAGGTAATTACCTATACTTGAGAAAAGATAATACTCCACTTTGTGAGACTAATGAGGAGCCTACATTAAATATAGCAGCTAAATACTTAAATTCTCCAAAGCATCAAGAAGTCTTATTTTATCTTCAAGCAAAATTAAAATAAGTAAGAAAACATTTGAGAGTTTAGTTGAAGTAATAAAGAAGAAGATATGGATATTAAAGAGTTTTCCAATGAATTTGATGTATTATATAATAATATAATGAGTAATCAAGCTCCTGGTCTTGATGAATATGAAAAGTCAGTATTTTTGACTAAAGCTCAAAATGAATTAATTAAGAACTATTTTACTTCAACACAAGGGGGAAATAAGTATCAGGAAGGATTTGATGATTCAAAAAAGAGACAAATAGATTTTTCTACTCTTATAGTCAATAGGGCTTGTCCACTTAGAGTACCATCAGATTACTATGATAGTAGTATTACAGAAGGATTAACTTTTACTGGTAACTTGTATGGAACTGCCCCTGAAGCTCTTATATTTGGTGATACATCATTTATTAAAAGTATTTTACTTGTAGTCTCAGAAAGAATTCTTGTAAGGAATGTAAAAGATGGTCTCAGTGATAAATTTTATCAGGTAATTCCTATTAAACTAGTTGAACTTCAAAGAATACTAAGTAAGCCTTATGGAAGGCCATTAAAGAGGCAAGCTTGGAGAATCTTGGAGACTTTTAATGAAGAGGAAAGTGATGATTCTCTAGTAGACTCTAATGGGAATGGATTTAGATTCATCTTGCATGATGAGGATAAACCTTATTTAATCCCTGATGGAGGAGAAATAGAGACTCAGGAAGATGTAGGGGTAATATATTATGTAACATACTTAAGAAAACCTAAACCTATAATTCTTACTGACCTAGTAGGTCTTACTATAGATGGAGAATCTACAGCTAGTACTAGTGAGCTAAATAGTGAACTACATCCTGAAATACTACAGAGAGCAGTAGAATTAGCTAAGTCAGCTTATATAGGAGATTTGAATAGTACTGTTGAATTAGGTAAAAGAAGTGAGTAATGACTACTGAAGAATTTTCTAATGAGTTTGACACCTTACTAAATAGTTATTCTAATGAATATTCTATTAATATTGATGAATATGAGAAATCAATATTCTTATCACATGCTCAAGAAGAAATATTATTAGAGCTATACAATGGTAAGAACCAGTTTGAAGATTCATTTGAAGGGACTGAAGAGATTAGAAGGTATCTTAGTAACTTAGTAAAGACCTATACTACTACTAAGAAGGAAGAGGATATTACTGGACTATCAGATAAGTCTGTATTCTTCAAGTTACCTGAGGATTTATGGTTTATAGTTTTTGAATCAGTGAAGCTTGAAGATGAAAGATTAGGGTGTAAGAATGATAGGCATGTGCTTGTAGTGCCTACTCCTTTGGATGACTATTATAATGTTTATAATAATCCTTTTAGAGGTCCAGGGTCTAGAAGAGTAATAAGATTAGATTCTGATAATAGAATAGTAGAACTAATATCAAAATATAACATAGGAAGTTATCTAGTTAGGTATCTATCTAGACCTAAACCAATTATATTGGTAGATTTACCATTTGGATTAAAAATAGATGGAGAAAATAAAAGAATGGATTGCAGTCTACACCCTGCATTACATAGAAAAATACTTGATAGGTCAGTTAAGATAGCTGCAACTATTAAAGGATTAATTACAAATAATATGAAATAAACTAATAGAAAAATCTTATATAGGATTTATCTAAGAATATTGTTAAACTAAATAATTATAATTATGAGTGTTTTCTCAACAAATCAAGTAAGACAACTTTATGTAGCAAAAGAAGTTAAATCTCCTCATGTGCTTGCATCAGATGGTGCTGGCTCTATTGCATTGATAAGTGATAATAAAAAGAGCCATCTATACTTTGAATATAAGGGTGCTGATAACTTAATGAGAAGTGACATTATTGACGTAAAAAATATCTTATATGCTAAGCCTACTGACCCAAAGGCTATGGAGAGAAATTTGAAGTCAGTAACAGTAACCCTAAATTCTAGTGTCAATGGAGGTGCCCCTGTTGCAGGCCAAGATTACATCCTTAGAATTGCTTTTAGACAATATGTCGGTATGTCTGATGAAGACCAATACTTCAAGTATGGCATGGTGCATGCCTATGCAGGAATGGATGCTGATGAGTTCTATAAAACCCTTGCACTATCAATTTCTAGGAACTTTAGTAGAGAAGTTACACCATTAGTTAAGATTGAAGTACATAGTGCAGCTAAGGGTGCAAGTAAAGGTAATTTTACTTCAGGGTATATGGAAGTAACTCCGTCTACTAAGGATAACGGTAAAAGTGATGAAACTAATCCATACTATGCTACTGATACTTTAGTAGATGATATAGATGGAATTAGAATTACTGAAGTAGAACAGCCTTGGAGGCTTGGAATAATAGCACAAACTCCAGTGTATTTTACTGTACAGCCAACTACAATAGTTGTTGATGGAGATGATAGGACTTGGGGTACAGTTGTTGAAGGAGTGAATGGTACTGTTGGTAATGGTAAGAATATTGCTGACCTTGAGTATTTCTGTATGGGTGAGAGGGGAGATATTTATAGAGGAATTGGATTCCCTAATAATATTATCACTACTTATCTTGTAGATCCAAGTAAGACTTATTATACACTTGATATACACTATGCTTATGTAGGAAGCAATGAAGCAGTGCAGAAGTCAGAAAAGACAATCACTATTGTTAGTGCAGTCAAAGATGATATTAATAGCTTAATTACTGCTTTCAATACTGCTACTGGTCTTAACATTGCAACATTTTCTTAATAAGAGATAAGGAAAAGAATATTAAAGGAGGCCAGAGCCTCCTTTTTTTTAATTTATATGGTATGATAAAATTTAGTACGTTAAAGGTTTCTGATGATTGCAGGCAATTAACAGTCAAGGTTTCTGTAGAGCCATATTCATTTTATAAAAATGTTTATATTGATTCTATAATTATAGATACTCAAGATACATTTACTGTATCCGGCCCCTCATCAAATAATGTATACATGAAAGAAGTAGAGGGTAATTCTAAAGAAGTGACATTAATTATAAGCAAAACTGATTTTAATACATTAATAGATTTTAATAAAGACCTATTTTTTGTATATGTAACTATTAAAGGCACAGTAGAGCCTGATACTCCATGTGGATATGATAGATATTATGACTTGGGAGTTACCATGAATACACGTAGTCTATATGAATCATTAATGTATTATATTAGACAGATTGATAAAACTTGTAGTGTTCCAAAGGATCTTATAAATAAATACCTCCAAATAAAAGCTTTTACCACATCCTTAAAGACAGGAAATTATATTTTAGCAATAAAGTATTGGAATAAATTTCTTAGATATGGGATAATTACCAATGAATCTAAGGGAAACAAATGTGAGTGCTCACTATGGATAGAATAGATAATATATTAGAAAAATCATTAGCTACGTACTTTAACACTTTGGTAAGTACTGGGTATATATGTTATAATGATGTGAATAAGTTATTATTCCTATCTATGATAGAGGAAATTACTAGTGGACCACTATCACATTATGTAAGTGATAGCGACTATAATTCTATAAATAATGCCCTCTATTGTATATACGGTACTACTTGCATAATACCTTATCCTAAAGCCAAAGATTCTCCAGTAGATGTTAATGGAGATTTAGAGTACTTGAGAATAACTGAAGATGATATAATTAGGTTTACACAACAAGATGAACCTAGAATATATTCCATATAAGTTATATATTTGTTTATTTAAATAAATCAGCTAAAACTATTGCAATATTAATTATTAATGATTATATTTGCAATAGTTTTTTTTATCATTAATGAATATATATAACTATGACTTATAGAGAATTAGTTTATTTATGCTTAGATGAGACAAAGAATATATCTGATGATTCTACTTTTAATGAGAATCATGTTATATCCCTGTTAAATAATTATAGAGTATTTCTTATAAGGCAAAAATACTCTGATGTTAGAAAGCATATATCAGAGAGTAATTATCAAACTATATGCTTGGATTTGAAACCCTCATCTTTCCCTTATGATTCTTGTAATAGGGAGTATCTTGTGAGTAAGGATGAGCTACCTAATATATTAAATATCAGTAATACTAGGGTTTTTCCAGTAAATTTTTATCAAGATACTATAACTTTCATAGGAAGAGATAGAATGAAGTATGTAGGACATAACAAGTATTTACAGAATATAATATATTGCTCTTTAGCTCCAGATAATCATTTATACCTGATTTCTGCGAATCCTCAATTTCTTTATCTTGAAAAAGTAAAGGTAACTGCAATATTTGAGGATTCTAATAAAGCCTCTGAACTAGCGTGTGATGATAATGAGTGTGATATATTAGATAGGACATTTCCAATTGAAGGAAGTCTTGTGCCACTACTAGTGGAATTAGTAGTAAAGGAGTTACTAGGTGCTAAGTATGTTAAGAAGGATGAGGAAAATAATGCCAAAGATGATTCATCAGAAGTAACAACTAAATAATGGATATAGTGCCTTATCAAGGCAAGAAGATAATTTAAGATTGGGAGGTGAAGCATGACTTATGAGGAATTTAAGTCTAAAGTTCAGCATCTGAGTAGTTCAAGAAAACATAAAGTTACTAACTCAATTGGGGTTTACTCATCTTATAAGTGGATAAGAAAGAATAATTGGCTTAATATAGGAAGATGTCTTACAGAACATGAGTTCTACAGTATTATAAGGAAAGTCAATGATTATTTAGCTGATAGTTTCCTTCATGGTAATGATATTAAGTTACCCTATAGAATGGGCAGAATAGAGCTAAGAAAATACGATGCAAGAATTAGTTTTGATGGTAAGAAAGTTAAAACTAATCTACCTATAGATTGGGATAAAACTCTTAAATTATGGTATGAAGATGAGGAAGCCTATAAGAAAAAAACACTGGTTAAAGTGGAGGAAAAAGAAATCTTTAAAGTCTACTACAATAAACAACTAGCAGATTATAATAATCAGGTCTTCTATGAATTTAATGTCAATAGAGAACTGAAGAAGAGGTTAAAGCAAAGAATAAAAAATGGGCTATTGGATGCCTTCAAGTTCTATGAATAATGAGTTGGGAAAATTTATCAATGGCAGATAGAGCTGCTTATATAAAATTAGGCTTGGATAATGGTATTACTGATTTAAGTACTATAAGAAAGACATATAATAAATATGCTGATGGGGGAAATATGATTGATACTGGGATACAATTAGGTGAGAACGTATCAAGAACCTTAGCTGCATATATAGGAAAGAAACTTTATAATAGTAAGGTTAAGAGTAAGGATATAAGTAGTAATGATATTAGTATAGGTACTACAGAAGATTATGGTTGGGGTAATAGTATAGACAGGAATTTCTATACTAAGAAAAGACTTAAAAAAGCTATAAACCCATCTGTAAGAATTTCCCCTGATGAAGTATTATCACAAGGATTCAATTATGTAATTGATGCTCCTTACGAGGGGAAGGCTACAAAAGATGATAAGGCTTTTTGGGAAAGGCACTTGGGGTATCCTAGGGATACTATATCCATGCCTTATACTTCTATAAGGTTCTTAGGAGATTTACATAATAAGAATGCTAATAAGGAATATACAGGACTATCAAAAAGTGCCAAGGAATCCATAAGAAAGGCCATAGAAGCAGGTAAGTATGATATTGATGAGAATGGGGAATGGTCTCTTGTTAAAGAAAGTAGATTTATTCCCGAAGAGCATGAAGTCCATACTACCCATTTAGGAAACTTTTCCATAAGGGAAAATAATAAAAGTGGCATATATGATGTATTTGATACTTATGATTTTCCTGATAATTTTTGGTTTCCTGAACTTAATAGAAAGCATGGGTATGAGATAGAGGTAAGAGATACCCTACATACTAGTAAGGCTAAGCCTTACATGTATAACCCTATATTTACAACTAAAAAGCATTAATATGATAAATGAAATTTCATATATAAATATCAGGGAGGTCCTAAGTAGGATTTTGCGTCATCCCCTTTTACAGGATATATCCCTTGAGCAAGCTATACAATATACCATTGACTTCATTGGTATATTTGGTATGCCAAAGTTATATCAAGATAAAGAAGAGGTTCTTCATATAGAGGACTTTAGAGCTAAGCTTCCTTGTGGTTTAATATCTATCAATCAGATTAAGGAATGTAAGACTGGCATCTGTCTTAGAAGTATGACAGATACTTTTATGCCAAGAGAGCATCATGACAGAGTTACAGGATATAGATTACCCCAAGAATTATCCTTCAAAACACAAGGACAAGTGTTATATGTGTCCTTCAAGACAGGAGATGTGCTAGTATCATATAAGGCGATTCCAATAGATAAGGATGGGTTTCCTTTACTTATTGATAACCCTGTGTTCTTAAAGGCTCTTGAAGCTTATATTAAAAAGGAAGAGTTTACTATCCTATTTGATATAGGCAAGATTACACCTGCTGTATTACAGAATACTCAGCAACAATATGCTTGGTTAGCAGGCCAATTACAGTCAGAATTTACAATACCTTCTATATCAGAAATGGAAAGTATTAAGAATAGTTGGTGCGCCCTAATTCAAAAAGTAAGTGAGTTTGATTCAGGATTTAAATCTTTAGGAGATAAGGAGAAAATAAGATTACAATAATATGAAGAAGATAGATTCACACATAATAAGAGGAATGACAAAAGATGCTGCTGTAAGTATTTTTAAGCCTGATATGGCTATTGATGCCCATAATATAAGGTTAGGAATTGATTCAGATAATTCCTTATATACCATATCAAATGAAAAAGGTACAGAGAAAGTAGACATTAATTGGTCTGGTGCTATATGGAATGAGCAGAATATTACATCCATAGAAGGAACTATATTAGGCAGCTGTTATATTGATAAATACCTTGTTATATTCACAAAAGGAGTCAGCGAGGATACTATCTACAAATTTGAATATTCAGATAATATCTTTAATGCCTCAATATTATATAGAGGAAATCTTAACTTTTCGATTAGTAATCCAATAGAGTGTATTGGGCATGTTGAAGGAGAGCAGATAATAAAGGTATATTGGGTAGATGGAATAAATCAACTAAGATTTATTAATATTCTTGAAGAGCATAATGGTAAAAATTCCAGTATGTTTGATATTATACCTAGTATAAATAATACTGGGACATTTACAGTAACTAATAATCCAAATGGAGGACAATTTGATTCTGGGGTTATACAGTATGTAGCTACATACATTGATAAATTTGGCCAAGAGTCCAATATAGCTTATGTGTCCCCCTTATATTACACCTATAAGGGTAATAGAGCAGGAAGTCCTGAAGAGTCTACTTCAAATAGCTTTGTAATTAAAGGAGTAGGCCTAGATACCTCCTTTAATTATGTAAGGGTATATTCCATATTTAGAACATCATTGGATAGTGAACCAATAACTAAATTAGTTAATGAGTTTCCTATAAAGAAAAATAAAATATTAGTATCAGAGAGATGGGAGGAAAATACTTACCCTGAAAGCAGAGAAGATGATATTATACTTACTGAGCATCATAGTTTCTATATTTGGGATGATGTAAATCCAGAATCTATGACAGTAGAGTTACTTACACGTGATGCAAGCATTTCTACTCCTACCCTTAAGTATAGAAGCATGAATGACCTTCAAACCATAGCTTATGCAGAAGCAGAGGGGTATTGGGATTTTTATGAACAAAATACTGTAGCACCTGATGTGCAGGTTGAACATAAATACCTACTTGAGCAGTATTTTGCAATACTTGAAACAGATTCTTTTACTACTAAAGAAGAGAATAAAACTTCTGGATGGGTAACTGAAGCAGACCAAGCTGAATTAGAACCTACTGAACCTAATACATCTGTCCAACAAGAATGGGTTCATTTATCAATGAAGAGGGCACCTAGTACAACTGAAATTGGAGGGTCAGGTCCGGCAGGAGGATGGTTAGTTGCTAGAAGGTATTATGATGAATTGGAATCAGAGTTTGAAATAGAAGTATATAAGCAATATACAGCAGAGGGGGCTAAAGAGGCATACCCAGATACAGGGTCTTCCTTTACCGACCTTGTATATGATAATAATTCATCATTAGATCCCCTATTAGGTCAGGTAGTATATAGTTACAATAAAATGACTAATAGGCTCGAAGTCCCTAAGAATGTAAGAATATCTACTGACTATACATCAGGGGAGTGGGAATCTTTTAAGAAGGGTCAAATAGCTCCTCGTATATATATAGTTAAAAGTTCTGGATTTAAAGACCCTGTCCAAACTCCAGACTATGATATACTACTTGATGAAGGTAACCCTCTTAAAAATTGGGGAAGTCCATACAGAGGAGATTATTTAAATAGGAACTCAGAACCTTTATACATAGCTGTAAAAAGTGAAAGATTAAAGAATTTTATAGTATATAAGGATGGTAGTCCTATACAATACTATAAAGAGAATAGTAGAAAAGGGCAGGAATATACAATTATAGGAAAGATAACTAAATGGAAATGGAAACCTATAGCTAATAATGAACACTTCAAAAGAAGATTTGCAGCTTATATAGTCCCTCCCCCATATAATAATGGTACTGAATCTTCATCAAAAGATTTTAGAAATAGTTATGGCTTTCTATATATCTCATCTGGGAATGTAATAAAATATCCACCGAGTGAATCCTATGGAGAAAACCCTCCAACAGATGATTGGAATAGAGGATTTGATTGTAACGAGTTTCCACAAGAAGCTTCTAATGCTTTCATAACTCCATTTGGAGTTAGAGAATATAAAGGCACTAATTGGTATTTATTTGACGGAGGTTATTATGGATATAGAGCTTATGACGGAAGAAAGGAAGGAAAACCAGTGTATCCAATACCTAATGTAACCAAAAGTATAGTTACAAAAACTTGGAAGCAAATAATACATGAAGCTGTATATAGGGATTCTATATCTTTTGAAATAATAGATTCAGGTAGAGGAGAATCTGTAGATCCAACGGAGATACTCCTTAAAAATAGAGAGATATTTTATCCATATACAATGGCTGTGAAAAATAATGTTTTATTTCTTGGGAATATAAAGTTATCTGCTAGTACATTAGATAAAGAACTATTAGAGTCATTGAAGGAAGACATTTCAAAGCACTTGGAGAGTAGCCTGCCTTTTATTGAGCAATATGTTGAAACTGATGTATTATTAGAAAGTTCATCGCAGCACACTTCTTATTATAGCTATAATAATCAGCTTAGATATGATTCATCAAAGATAAAGGGATTTAAGTACTTAGATACTTATCGGTTAGGTGTACAATTTAAAAATTCACATGGAATATGGTCTCCAGTAGTATACATTTCTGACTATAAGATAAAAAACCCTCCTAAATATTCTACAATACTTTATGATGGTAAGAATGAGACTAGAGATTGCTTATGTAAGAATACTATAATAATGGAGCTACCTACTACTGTGAAGGACTTAACAGATAAGGGATTTATATCTGCAAGGCCTGTGGTGGTCTTTCCTACTATAGCTGATAGAGATTGCATAGCACAAGGAGTAGTATGCCCTACTGTATTTAATGTAAAGGATAGGGCTAATCACTCACCTGATGTACAAGCATCATGGTTCTTTAGACCAATGGCTCCAGTTGATATAGGAGAAATAGTGCCAGAACATTCCGAGTCTGCAAATTTATGGTATTATGATGTAGATACTCTATGGAAAAATGTAAATGACTTAAGTGATAAAGAGAAAAAAAGATCCACTATATCACAATGGTACACATCTGGTATGGACTACTATGATGAAGTTAGTAGTAGTATTAAGCAAATTGATACATCCAAGTCTGGAGCAGTAACTATAAACCAAGGTAGTTGGATTGAATTTAGGCATTGGTATCCAATACCTGAGCAGAGAAGTAGATGTAGTGAGATTCAGGGAATACTTCTTCCTGATTATAATATGTTTACTATGAAGGATTCACCCTTCGCAGATATTAGTAATGAACAAGCTTTAAGTCTCTATGTTGAAAATAGGTCAAACCATTTTGGTATAGATGAAAATGTGGTCACACTTAATTCTCCTGAACTAGAATTTAATGAATCTATTGCTTCTACAAATCTTGATAATGTCAAGTTTAGAATTATAGGTATGATACCAATACAAGGAAACCAGTCCAAAATAAGCTTGGAATTGTCTAAACCTACTGGCACATACACTAATCATCCAGGTATGTCATTTCCTGGTCTCGTTGAAGTAACTAGTGACCAAAGAGGTCCATTAGGATGGAGATCCTTAGCATCTTCACCCAGTTTTATAGACAAAATACAGTCTAATGATGATGCTACTAGTTTTTATATAGCTGCATGTACAGTATACCCATGGCAAAGGGCAGGCTCTTTCTCTACTACGGGTGATGATAGGTCAGTACTCTCAAAAAAGATAATATCTAATCTCAGATTTTCTCCTTTTAATACTTATCTTAATGAGGCATGGAATACCAAGCTTAATCTTAAAGGTGTAGCAGTGTTCAATTCTGAAAATATTGAATTAGAGAAGATAGGAGAATTAAACTATTATGGTAATGTAGATACGATGCTATTAGCACCAACCTATTCAGGGAAGGGTAATACTTATTTAAACTTTGGTGATGAATATAATGACTATTATCTACAAAGAAAGGAAAGAAATGTAGAAGGGTATTATCTAACATGTGGATATAGGAAGAATGAATATTTTGATATAGAAATTGCACCCGGATTAACTCAGTCAGTTCCTCAAGAAGTTACATCTGACCTTCAGAATGTAATGTGCAATGGCCCCTTAGGTATGGGATATTTCTTTCATGATAAAGTAAAGTTCACTAATTATCCAAGAATAAGTTATAAATCTACTCCACACTTTGCAATTGGATTAGGTTATGATGAGAATCAAGCTGAAATTCTTCCAAGAGTAAAGAAGGGCAATGAGGCAATAAATATGGTGAGTATTTCTCAAGGCTCATCAGGCAAAAACAGATTCTTTTCAACTCCAAAGGTACATAGTTTAAATATTAGTGTATTGGAAGGTACTAATACTGAACTCATGTTTTATATGGGAAGGTGTTCGGGATTTCTATACCTAGGTGAGTTATATCATGAGCCTGTTAATAGGTTTGGGGGGACTTCAGACTCAGCAATACAAAATAATTCATGGGTAGTTGGAGGTAATGAGGTTACTCTTAATGAGTCAGATACGAAAATAAAGCTTGTATGGAGTGAAGGTGATACTTATGTTCAAAGATATGATTGTCTAAAAACATATCCCTTTAGTGAAGAAAGTACCAACCAACTTGTAGAGGTACTCTCCTTTATGGTAGAAACTAGGATTAATCTTGATGGTATATATAGTAAGAATAGAGGCTTAAAAGATAATACCTCTATAAGGCCAACCAACTTTAATAAGAGAAACAGTGTATATGATCAGGGTAATGACTTTTTTACCTATAGGGTTTATGATGATGAACTACTTAGTAATACTTTATTTCCAAGTGAAATAGTATGGTCCTCTCCTAAAATTAATAACAGTAACATTGACCAGTGGACTAATATATTATTATCTTCTTCCTATGATATAAATAGTAGAAGTGGGTCTATTGAATCATTAAAGATTCTAGATGATAATGTTTACTGTTTTCAAGAAAAAGCTGTAGGAGTGCTATTATATAATAATAGATCCTTACTCCCAGTCTCTGATGGAGTACCTGTTGAAATTAGTAATGGTACTCAGATGCAAGGAATAAGGTATCTAAGTCAGACTGTAGGATGTCAAAATAAATGGTCTACTGTAGTAACACCTAATGGCATATACTTTATGGATGGCAATACCCAGTCTATATACTTGATAAATCAAAATAGTGTTACCAACTTGACTGATAATCTTGGTATGGTTTCTTGGATAAATAATCAGGATATATTTACTAAATATTCTCCTAAAGATTATAAAGGATTTACTGTAATGTATGATACTGGACTAGGAGACTTATATTACTCAAATGCTAAGGAATCCCTAATGTATTCAGAGAAGTTGAAACAGTTTGTATCCTTTATGGACTATTCCAAGATTGACGGATATTTTAATATGAAGGGAGATATGTATTGTATACGTGATTCTAATATTTGGAAATTACACGCTGGGGAATACAATAGTTTCTTTGGAAGTGAGAAGGGATATAGTATGTCTTTTATATCTAACCCTAACTTTAATAATGATAAGGTATTTACTAACCTTAGTGTAAGAGGTGACTTTTTTGAAGGTGATACATTACTTACAGAATTTCCTTTTACAACCATAAAGGCAGAGAATGAATATCAAATAGCTGAATCAGGGCTTGAAAATAGAGGAATGGGTATACCTTCACCATTAAAGAGAAAGTTCAGGCTATGGGGTATTAATATTCCAAGAATAAATGGAGGTAGAGATAGAATAAGGAATATGTGGTCTAAGATAACTTTATCTAATAATAGTCCAGGAACGAAGAAAATGACTATTAACTCCTTTGATGTAATTTATTACATGTAATTATAATAGTAGGCAGATTAATCTTTATAATAGATTAACTTTGCCTACTATTATTGTTTTATATAATCTGTTGTACATATAAGTTATTTTTTGTATTTTTGCATAAGTAAATAATTATATTATGAAAAGAGACAAGTTATATACTGTAAATAAGTGGAATAGGAAATTATGGGATGGAGGAGTTATACCTATAGATAATTATATTGAAGGAGACACTCTTAATTTCCAAGCTAGAATGTCTGATACTAAAGAAATGCTAAATAATAAAACTATAGACCCTATATCCATTAAAGGTATAAATGATGCAAATGGTATAAATGATACCAGTAATATTGGAGATGTAGTAGGCATGGCTTCTACTGCCCTAGGGATTGTTGGAACAGCAAAACAGAATGCACAGATAGACAATACTGCTGTAAATAGAATTGAAGATACTATAGAAGAGAATAATAATGCAACTGCATCTGCTTCTAGTTTTGACACTCTTGAAGACCAATGGGCATTATGGACTCCTCAAGAAAGCATATCATGGAGGGATATAAGAGGAGGCAATGCAGGAAGTGCATTAAATTCTGCGTTTAGTGCAGCTTCTAGTGGCGCATCTATTGGGTCAACTCTTGGTCCTATAGGAGGAGCTATTGGTGGTATATTTGGAGGATTAGCATCAGGAATAGGCTCTCTAGTAGGTAGAAGGAGAGCTAAGAAGAAAGCAGCTGAATTAAATAGAAAAATAAAAGAGGCTAATTTCCATAGAATAAATACATTTAATCAAAATGCGGAAAACCTAGATATACAGCAAGATAAGATTGCTGCTCTGAATTTCTTCTCAGAGGGAGGAAAGATACATATTAAGCCTGAAAATAGAGGAAAATTCACGGCTTTGAAGAAAAGAACAGGTAAATCTGCTACATGGTTCAAAGAACATGGTACTCCATCACAAAAGAAAATGGCTACATTTGCACTAAATGCTAGAAAGTGGAAGCATGCTAATGGAGGATTTCTAGATAATAATACACATGGAGGAATATTTTCAAATGGGGTAATTAAGGTAGATGAAGGAGGCTCTCATGAAAGTAATCCTAATGAAGGTATACAGATGGGTATAGACTCTGAAGGTATTCCTAATCTTGTAGAGGAAGGAGAAGTAATATTTAATAATTATGTGTTTAGTAATAGATTAATAGTCCCAAAGGAGATAAGAAGGAAGCTAAAACTAGGTAATAATAAGAGTTTGACTTATGCTGAGGCTGCAAAGAGAGTGAGTAAGGAAAGTGAAGAAAGGCCTAATGACCCACTTAGTAAGAATGGACTAACTATAGGGTTAGGTAAGCTTGCCAGTGAACAGGAAAAACAGAGAAATATAAGCAATATGAAAAAGACAAAGAATAAGTATGCTGTAGGCGGTATTATGGATGGGAATTTTACATATACACCTGTTACCGGAGCTTATAAGGGGGGTAGGATGCCTGAGGTAACTGTTACTGCTAAGAGGGTTCCTAGAAAAATACCTAATATTCCATTTATAGATTATAGTATACCAAATAATGTAGATTCCAATCTTCCAATACTTTCCTTATTGAATAAGGAATCTATTGCACCAATTTCTTATATTAATACTAAAATATCTAGTAATAAAGGCTCTATGCCTATTAAGGGATTAGATGAGTTAAATGTAAGTCCTCTATACTATGATGAAGAATCATTGCCAGAGCAATATCCTGTAGATATACCTAGGAAAGATGCTCCATTAAGCAATAGTGGTAATAGCAATGTTTCCAGTTCTCCTTCTAAGAAGAGGGGAGTAACAAATATTGATAGCAGTATATTAAGATATGCCCCTGTGATAGGGTCAGGCATGCAGTTATTAGCAGGTAATTCTCCTGAATATGAAAATGCTAACATAATTAGGGATGCTGCAAATTCACTAGGAAGGGTAAAATCATCCCCTGTGGGTAACTACTTAACATACAAACCATTAGATAGGAGTTATTATCTTAATAAATTAGCTGCCCATTCAGCAGCATCTAGAAGGGCTATAAGGGATACATCAGGTGGTAATAGGGCAGTAGCTATGGCAGGCATACTTGCATCAGACTATAATACACAAAAGAATATAGGAGACTTCTATAGGCAAGCTGAAGAGTATAATGCCTCTCAAAGAGAGAAAGTTCAAGGATTTAATAGGCAGACTGACATGTTTAATAGTGAGGCTGCTTTAAAGGCTGATATGGCTAATCTAGGTCAAGATAGGGCAAGACTTGAAGCTATGATGGCCTCAGCTAAGATGAAAGAGGATATAAAGAGAGCAACAGAAGCTGCTAGGTCAGCTAATCTTACCAACTTCTTTGATAACTTAGGTAATATAGGGTGGGAGGAATATAATAGGAATATGTTAAATACTGACCCATCAAAGTATTATTCTATAGATGATAGAGGTAGAATAAATTATAAGAAAATGAAGTCCAAAGGAGGACGCTTATTAACAAGATAGAATATGGCTAATTATATAGTTTCAGGAAGTAAATTCAGGCCCTTTTCTTATGCAGAAATGTTGCAGCCTGTACAATCTGCAACTGTTGCTCATCAAGAGTTGGAGAACCAGTATGGAGAGCTTGCTACTAAGGCAAGTGTATGGGAGGAGATGGCTAATGAACAGACTGACCCTTATGCTTACAAGATGTATAAGACCTATGCAAATGACCTTGAAGAGCAAGCTAGTCAGTTAGCAAGAGAAGGACTTAATGCTGCAAGTAGAAGAGATATGCTCAACATGAGAGCAAGGTACAGTAAGGAGATAACTCCTATTGAACAAGCCTATACAGCAAGACAGAAACAAGCAGAAGAGCAACAAAAAGCACTCCTTCAAGACCCAACATTGATGTTGAGTAGAAGAGCTGCAACTACAAGTCTTGATGATTATATAAGGAATCCTCAATTAGCTTATGAAGCATATTCAGGTAAGTTAATTACTGCACAGGCTGCAAGTGCTGCATCTGCATTGGCTAAGGAAATGCAAGAGGAGCCAAGGAAGTGGAGAAGCATCTTGGGTAACTCATACTATGAGACTATGATGCAGAAAGGCTTTAGTTCTCAAGCAGTATTACAGGCTATACAGGATAATCCTAATGCTGCTCCTCAGCTTACAAGAATTGTTGAAGATGCCATTAATTCAAGTGGAGTTAGGAACTGGGGAGACCAAGTTACTATTGCAAGGGCTATTGACTATGCTAAGCAAGGTCTATGGAGTGCAGTTGGTGAGACCCAATACCAGACTCTTGATAATTGGAGAGCTAAGATGGCTGAGCAAGAAGCCATGCAGATTAGAGCAGATAAGAGAAAGGCTGAAGCTGCACAACAAGCAAGACTTAATAATTTGGCTATTAATCCTTTGAATATCTACAGTAGTAGAGAACTAAGTAAGGATGAGAAGAAGTACAATGATGATATGAAAAAGTATTCCAAGTACTTCTACAAAGAGAATGGTCAATGGAAGATGAATCAGGAAGGATGGAAGGCTTACAATAGCAAGAAATATATCACAGGGACAGTATCTCCATCAACAGGTATTCCAGTAACTCAAGGTCAATATGTTGATTCTGATTTCAAGAGGTTCATTGATGGATTAGGTGGTAAAGGTGCTATAAGTTCTGATAGCTTTGGTCCTAATCAGAGAGTAAATGTTGGAAGATTATGGGGTAGGTATGCTGATGATTCTCCAGCAGCAAGAACTGCAAGATATGATGCTACAAGAGTTACTGAGTATGACTATCCTATAGCAAGTGCCCAACAGGGTGATATGAAGGATGCTATTATGACTGCTGGCAGAGGATTAAGTCTTAAAGAGGTAGATTATGATAGCAAGTCTAAGCAATTCAAGGATACAGGTGAGGAAATCACCATGGAAGACTTGAAGAGTGATAAGTACAAAGTAACTGCTACGAGATTTAGTCCTTATGGTACTACTGTAATGATACAAGATGACAAGGGTAATGTGAGAAGATTCAGAATGCCTGTTGGTGTCAATATAACTAATGAACAGAATAGAGATAGGGCAATGGCTGCTGCAAATCAATGGCAACAAGTAGTTAATACAGGACAATATACTGATGCAAGAGGAAATGTACATCAGGCTACTCCAGATGAAATTACTTATGCACAGCAACAATA